ACCATACTCAACTAGCTTCTTTAATAAAGATATAGACTATATAAAAGAATATTATCCATTTGAAAAACTAAAAGAAGCTTTTAATAAAGCAAAAGCATTGTCAAGTGTAGAAGAATTTATATGGGGAGTACCTATGGAACGTCCTCACTACTATTATGAAGGTCCTGGAAAGAGACAAGACGAAACACATCCTTCTACAACACAACATTTAGCATTCGCAAAGTATTTAGATAAAGAGTTAAATTTAAATGGAACTAATTTATACACAGAACAGATGAGTAAATACCTCAAAGACATTGAAGATGTATTTTGCGAACCTGATCTAGATTTTGATAAATTAGCAAAAAATGAAAAACCCCAATATCGTTTATTTGGTTACGGGTCTAGCTGGAATAAAAACAAACACCTTCAATTACCTTACAAAAATTACCCTTCTAAGATATTCAATAAAGGGTACCAAGCGTATGACAATGACATGAAAACATGGAAGCAGTAATTATCTCAGGTTACTTAAAAGATCTGTCCGATAATATAATTCCATTTATTAAAGGTAATGACTTATATGTTCATACCTGGAATGATAGAGATAATACAAGATGGTTAAATAAACTTGAAAGATATAGGAAGTATACTAATAAGATGATATGTTATGTAGATCCTCCTAAGTACGAAAAAAAGCTTTATTCTTATTTTTATTCAACTTATAGAGCGTTAGATCTTATACCTAATATAGATATATACGACAAGATAGTAAAATTTAAACCTAACTTGATAGGAGATAAGATTGAATTTAAAGGTGATACACAGAAATACTTTAATAAAGCTAAACTAGCTACGAGACCTTTATTAAAAGACTACAACAGAGAAGACTGTTTATATGGCTCAGTATACTATAAGAATATAGATGAAAGATTATTTTCTGGTCATTCGTTGGCTTTTAAAAAAAACTTTCTTATATTAAATGATATAGAGGCGTCTATGTATAAACTAGATAACACGTTAGAACAGAAGTACGGAAAAGAATACGAAGGAAGTATATTTTGGACTGAGTGGTTTAGTAATAATAAAACGCCAATAATAGTAGATACAGATTTAATCATACCTAATAATAAAATGTAATGGCAAAAAAAACTAAATTAGCACAAGAAGAAATTCAAGCACTTGAAAACATTAAAACAAAAAATATAGCTATCGTCGAAGAATTCGGGAGAATAGGTATAATTAATTTAGATATAGAAGCTAGACAAGAAAGAGCAGAAGACTTCTTAGCTAAGTTAAGAAATGAAGAAGTTAACTTATCAAAATCACTAGAAGAAAAGTACGGAAAAGGTACAGTAAATCTAGAAACTGGAGAGTTTAACTCCCTTAAGTAAAAACTTTTTTAACTTACATTTTTATCTTAGTAGGTTTTCAACTTTCTTTTCCTATTTATAAATGTTAATATCATACGAACAGGCAGATCTGTTTTCGATTTACTAACGATATTTATAAGAGAACGAATAATCTAATTTAAGATACAATGGCAGAATCATTAATCTCCCCAGGGGTACTATCAAGAGAGCAAGATAGATCTTTTATTGCTCCCGCTCCATTAGAAGCTGGTGCAGCTTTTATAGGGCCAACAGTAATCGGACCAGTAGAAGAACCAACAGTGGTTACTTCATACGGTAGCTACCAAAGCAAATTTGGTGTTACTTTCGAGTCTGGTTCTAACAAATACGAATTTTTAACCTCACTAGCAGTTAAGTCCTACTTTGAGCAAGGAGGTAACTCAGCATTGATTACTAGAGTAGTAAACGGTTCCTTCACTGGAGCTTCTAACTCTACAATCGCTTCAGCAGATGCAGGTACAGCGCCATTCACTATCCAAACTTTAGGAAAAGGAGCTATACTTAATAACTCTACAGGAGCAGGAGATGCAGGAGCACAAAATAGCGACGGGTCACTAGTTGACGGTAGCGCAGAAAATATTAGATGGGAAATCGGTAACGTTGACGCAAAGAACGGTACATTCTCATTATTGATCAGAAGAGGAGATGATAATTTAAGTCAAAAGACAGTACTTGAATCATTCAACGATCTTAGTTTAGATCCTAATTCAGAAGGATACGTTGCTAAAATTATTGGAGATCAGTATAAGTCTAAATCAGTAGATGGTGGACAGACTTATATCTCTACAAAAGGATCATATGTAAACAGATCTAACTACATTAGAGTAGCATCTGTAGACAGACAAACACTTAATTACTTAGCTAACGATGGAGTTTCAGTAAGAACAGCAGCATACACTGGTTCTTTACCGGTAGCATCTTCTGGATCTTTCCACGGAGCAGCAGGTAATTTATATCAATCAACTGAACCTAACAAACATTTCTCAGAAATTTCAGCTGGAAATACACAAGGTTTAGAAGCAGCAGATTATTCGGATGCTATTTCAATTTTAACTAACCAAGACGAATACGTTTTCAATATCGTTTCTGCTCCAGGATTAATTTATTCATTCGGAGATCATAAAACTCAATTAGATGCAGTTATTTCATTAGCATCTAATAGAGGAGACAATATTGCAGTAGTAGATTTATCTTCATATGGAACTTCAGTATCTAATGCAGCAGGAAATGCAGCATCAGTTAATAGTTCTTATGCAGCTACTTACTGGCCTTGGCTACAAATGCAGTCTTCAACTGGCAAGTTAGAGTTCGTTCCTGCCTCAGTTGTAATTCCAGGTGTATATACATTCACTGACGGAGCTGCAGCACCATGGTTTGCACCAGCTGGTTTAACTAGAGGTGGAATATCAGATGTAATTCAAGCAGAAAGAAAATTAACTAGATCTCAAAGAGATACATTATATAGTGCTAATGTTAACCCAATCGCTACATTCCCAGGAAGTGGAATATCAGTATTCGGTCAAAAGACATTACAGAAGAAAAAATCAGCACTAGATAGAGTAAATGTTAGAAGACTATTAATTGACCTTAAGAAATTCTTAGGAGATCAAGCTAAATCATTAGTATTCGAACAAAATACAATTGCAACAAGAAATACATTCTTGTCTAACGTTAATCCTTACTTAGAATCAGTGGTACAGAGACAAGGTCTTTATGCTTACAGAGTAGTAATGGACGACACGAATAACACCGCAGACGTAATTGACAGAAACCAATTGGTAGGGCAGATATTTATTCAGCCTGCAAAAACAGCGGAATTCATTACACTTGATTTCGTAATCTTACCAACAGGTGCAACATTAGGTGAATAAATTTAAAAGTTGAATATTTATAATAAAGATAACATAAAATGGCAGTATTAGATCCTAACGAAATAATGTTCAGAGCTTTCGAACCGAAAGTCCAAAACAGATTTATCATGTATATTGATGCAATTCCATCATTCATGATAAAAAACGTCAAAGCACCTACGTTTACAGACAACGTAGTAAAGCTAGACCATATAAATTCATACAGAAAAATTAGAGGAAAGAGAGAATGGGCAGAGATGACTATGACTCTATACGATCCGATAACTCCAAGTGGAGCACAAGCCGTAATGGAATGGGCAAGACTAGGATACGAATCAGTAACTGGTAGAGCTGGATATTCAGATTTCTACAAAAAAGATTTAACTCTTAACGTATTAGGTCCTGTAGGGGACGTAATTGGAGAATGGATCATTAAAGGTGCATTCGTTACAAACGGAGACTTTGGTCAATTTGACTGGTCTTCTGATGCAGTAGTTGATTTAGGAATTACAATCAACATGGATTACTGTATATTGAATTACTAGGAATAAAATACTTTATTATATATTAAGAAGCCCCCTTGTGGGGCTTTTTTTTAGTTTATAGTTGTTTCTAAAAGTTTATATTCGTATATTTATATATAAACTAGTTCTAATTATTAATAATTTATGGAAAATCAAGTAAAAAAGGCAGAAAAGCCTAAATTTCAAATCCCTACCGAACAGGTAGACATTCCATCTAAAGGTAAGTTATACCCATCCGATCACCCTCTGGCCAGTGGTAAAGTCGAAATGAAGTATATGACTGCCAAAGAGGAAGATATCTTAACGAATCAAAACTACATTGAAAAAGGAGTAGTAATTGATAAGTTATTACAATCACTAATCGTATCAGATTTCAACTACAACGATTTACTTATTGGAGACAAAAATGCAATTATGGTTGCAGCACGTATATTATCTTACGGTAAAGATTACGATATTCAATATAACGGTAAAGATATTACAGTTGATTTAACTGAAATCAAAGATAAAGAGTTAGATTTCGATAGTCTTGAACAAGGACAGAGAGAGTTTACTTTTGGACTACCTAAAAGTGGTAATGAAGTAACTTTTAAACTTCTTACTCATGGAGATGATAAAAACATTGACAGAGAAGTAGAAGGACTAAAGAAAATCAACAGAGAAAGTAGCGCTACACTATCAACTAGAATGAAGTACATTATTACTTCAGTAAATGGAGATAGAGAGGTATCTACAATAAGACAGTTTGTTGACCAAGGGCTATTAGCTCAAGATGCAAGAGCATTGAGAGAAGAATACGCAAGAGTACAACCAGATGTTGAATTTAAAGTCTACCATGTGGATGAAGACGGTGTTGGGGAGGACATCGACGTCCCTGTGACGATCAACTTTTTTTGGCCTGACGCCTAACGCTGCTGCGGAAACGCGAAGCAGATTATTTCGGCAAATACACGACATAGTATTTCATGGTAAAGGTGGCTATGACTGGCATACTGTGTATAACATGCCGATATGGTTAAGAAGATTAACTTTCAACTATATTAACGAGTGGTATAAAGAGCAAAACGAAGAAAACGAAAGCGCTCAACAACAAACCACAGATAATAGACCAAAAGGACCGGATATTTCTCCATCCTATAGCACAACGGCTTCTAAATAATTAGGAGCCTTTGCTATTTATATTAAACTCATAGGTAAATGGCGGAAGAAAAAGATCCCCTACAAGGTAACGAAGGAGCTACACAAGCACGTATAGATCAATTAAAAATGATCAATAGGGAAGGAGCGCAAGCTAAAGCAGCTCTTGAAGGGTTAGCTGGTGCCTTTAAGAATCTTGGAGCAGCCGATGCTGTCTTCGCCGAACGCGCAGTTAAGTCTAGTAATGAGATAGCAGGACAAGTAAAAAACTTTAGTAAATCATATAAAGATAATATTGATCTTGCTAAAAAACTTTCTGGTTTTACTACGAACCAGCTAAAAGATACAAAAACACGTAATGCTTTTGAAAAACAGGTACTCAAAGCTGAAGCAGAACAAGCATCAGTACAGGCACAAAAAGCCGAGCTAGCAGAAAGAGCAGAAGTACTCGGTCGAGAATTATACGCGAATGAGGTATCTCTTTTAGAACAGATTAAACAAGTTGTTTTAGCTGAAGAACAAGTTATAGCTGCTAAACAACAACAAAAAGACATATCTAAAGATGCGGAGGCTCAACGAAAAACAGCTTCTGATGCAGCATTTGAATCTCAAAAGAAGAGTGAAGACTTATCAAAGCAAATAGCTTTACTATCCAGCAAGGAAGGATTAAAAGCTTTTGAACAATCAAAAGGGGCAAAAGCAACACAAGGTGAGTTAGTTAAAATAATAAATCAGAAAAAAGCACAGCTAGCTGCTGAACAAGATAATATAAAAGCTCAATCGGAGCAAATGGAAGCTGCTGAAAAAATGAAAACTGACGCTTCCAACGTAGTAAAATCGGCAGAAGATAAGCTTAAGGTAGAAAAAGCAGTAGCAGAAGCATTAGAAGAACAGCAAGAAGACTTATCAGCTCAGGTAATTACCACTGATATGATGGTTGAAAACCTTAGCAAAGCAGCTCAAGAGATAGAAAATGGTTTAAACTATGCTCAAGGATTATCTACTGAAATAGAAAAAGTAAATAATGCCACTCCAAAATTTATAGAAGCATTTGAGAAATTTGGAGCTGCTGCATCTGGTATACCTATTATAGGTAGCGCAATTAGCTTCTTAACTGGTGGTATATCGGAGGCTTCTAAGAAGTTTAAAACACTAAAAGCAGAAGGAAAAGGAGCAGGAGAAGCGGTTAGAAAAGCTTTTGGAGGATTTGTATTTGCAGGACTTACAGCTGCATTAACAGCATTCATTTCTTTAGCAGTTGATGGAGCCAAAAAGTCTTCTGAAGCTGTAGTAACATTAAATAAGAGCGTTGCTGGATCGATGGTAAATATGCAAGCTCAGATGAGTCGAGTTTCTGCAGCAGCCGGAAAATTTAGTGTACCTTTAAATGAAGCTGCCGCTACAATAGCAGGAATAAATGATTCTCTTGGTACGTCTTTAGACTTTACCAAAGAAACTACAGAACAAGCTATTAAGTTAGCAAATAAATACGGAGTATCTGTTGATGCCGTAGCTCATATAGTTAAAAATTCAGCAGCGAATAAAAAGACAATGACTGAGACTGTTGATGCAGTCACAGCAGGAGTAGCTAGGTTTAATGAGATGAATAACGTCTCTATAAGTACTAAAGCTATTTTCGAAGATATAGGTAAAGCCTCTGCCACAACTTTAAGAGGCATAGGGAAACAACCTGGAGCATTAGCAGCAGCCGCTGCAGCAGCAAGATCGTTAGGTATGTCAATGGAGGACATAAGAGCTGCATCTGAATCAACAACAGACTTCCAGAAAAGTTTAACTGATGAAATGACTACTGAGATGATGCTCGGTAAACAGTTAAACTTAAATAAATTAAGAGAAGCAGCTTTAACAGGAAATGTAACTACACAGGCCGAAGAAATGAAAAGGCTTGTTATGGAGAACCAAGGAAGAATTGGTAATAACGTAAAACTTCAAGAACAGTTTGCTGCTACATTAGGTATCACAAGAGACCAATATAATGATATTATAAAAAACGGTGAGGCCCTATCTACTTTAACTGAAAAATCAGGAGCAGCAGAAGAAGCAAACGGCAAAGCTAGAAAAATGTCTCAAGAAGATATTGCTAAATCTGTAGAAAAAACAACCGGCAAGTTAACTTCTTTAGGAGACAAAATTGCAAAGTTCCAAGAAAACATGGCTCTTGGAGCAAATAGTTTTGCCTCAGATATAATTGACGGTTTTGACGATGGATTCATGGCTGGTATGTCAAATATCGGGAGTATGATGTGGGATGAAATATCTAAAGCTTTTGAAGAAGGCTTTGACTATTTTAAATCTGGTTCAAACGTAGGAAGATTTTTAGGAGTTTTAGCAGTTGGAGGAGGAGCAGCAATAACATTTAAAGCTGCAAAAGGTGTTTTTAGCGGGATTAAAAGTTTCTTAGGACTAGGTTCTAATAAACCTACAGGTAGCGCAATGGATCCTATTCATACCGTAAGTGGAGGAATGAATGCCGGAGATCTTACCCAATCTTTAGGTAAAGCGGGGTTCTTTAAACAGGTAAAAACTTTATTTAAAAAGCCTCAAGTGTTCTTTAGAGCATTGAAAATGAAAGGTGGCTTCTTAGGTAAACAAATAGGTAGATTTGGAACGATGTTCTCTAAAATGAAACTTCCAAATCTTACTAAGATATTCTCTAAAATAAAATTACCTAATTTAGGTAACATTTTCTCTAAACTTAAATTTCCTTCAGGAGCAGCTAGTGGTATATTAAAAACCGTAGGGGGTAAGATATTAGCACCATTAGAATTAGCAATGGGTGCTTTTAAAGGTGTTAATCAAGTTAAAGATTTAACTGCTGAACAAAAGAAAGAACAAGGTATCCGAGAGGATATGGGCGTAGTTGAAGCCGGCGTCTTAGGTGCTTTAACTGGAGGAGCTGAAAAAGGCTCGATGTTTAGTGAAAAATTAGGTATAGAGAAAGGCGGTGCAGGAGATGAAGCATTAGGTATTGCTTCTGCAGGTGCTAGAGGTGCAATGACAGGAGCAGCTATTGGTTCAGTTATTCCTGTGGTAGGTACAGCTGTAGGCGCAGCTGTTGGTGGAGCAATAGGGTTAATATCAGAAGGGTTTAAAGTATTCTCAGACCCTAATTCTACACTTAGAAAAGGAGTAAGCGAGTTTGCAACTGCTACTTGGGATAAAGCTAAGGAGATAGGTAATAAAGTTAAAGAAGGTGCCATTATGGTAGGCGCCAAAATTAAAGACTTTGCTGTAGGTGTTAAAGACAAAGCTGTTGAAGTAGCAGGTAGAATGAAAGACTTTGCGGTCGGAGTAAAAGATAAAGCATTTGCATTTGCCTCATCTGTCGGAGAAGGTATATCTAACTTTGCAACTTCAGCAAAAGACAAAGCAGTCGAATTAGCCAGTGCAGTAGGTGAAGGTATATCTAACTTTGCAACTTCAGCAAAAGAAAAGATTGGAGCATTTGCCAGTACTGTAGGTGCAGGAGTAGCTAATTTTGCTAGTACTGCTAGAGACAAAATCGCAGGTTTTGCTTCATCTATAGGAGAAGGCGCATCTAAAGTTGCTAGTAAGATAGGAGACTTCATATCAGAAAGTGGAGGTTTTGCAAATGCAGTTGGAGCAGCCGCTCGTGGATTAGCTTCTAAAGCTAAAGATATGCTAGGTAAAGCATGGAAAGGTGTTAAAAACTTTGTCGGAATGGGTGATAAAACTAAATCAGCATCCCCAGAGATCAAACAGAAAGAAATTAAAAAGGTTACTGCACCGTTAATGCAAATGTCTAAAGATCAAGCTAAGACATTCACTACAGCTATTAATACTGCGATAGAAAAGAGTACTAAAGGTACTGTTAAAGCGATGGATAGTTTAGGAGATGTATTAGAAAATCCTTTAGGAGAAAATGCAAAAGCAGCAAACAATCAATTAGTAGAGCTAAAGAAATTAAAAGAATCAAGTGATAAGCAACATTCAAAAGAATTACTAGAACTTAGAAATCAAACATTACTACTATATCAATACATAAAATCACCGCAGAAAAATATAATAAAAATGAACACTTTCAAAGTCGGTCAATCATTAACAAGAGTATAAACTATTTATAAGTATATTAACAATTAAAACTAAACAACTATGGCACTTATTGATTCATTAGCAACAACAACTTTAGGTCTTGGAGGAGCACAACCAGCATTAAGAGCAGGAGCATCCGCTGATACAACTAAAGTACATGTTGACGGAGGAAATATCGCTGCAGGTTCTTCAGCTATCGATTTAGATGGAGCAACACCAGCAAAGTACTTGGATAATCCTCCTACGTAATATTTATGGCATTAACAGATCTAAAAACTGATCTAAAGTCTTTAAAATTTGAGAGCGGTTTAAATCGTAAACCTCTTATTGTAAAAGATATAGATAAAGAAGGCGGAAGAAATTCCGGCTTAGCTGTACAAGGTATCCTCGCTGCAAAGCGATTAGACGATACTATACGTATGGCTAAACTTGTTATTGCTAAACCCGGGATAACCCACGTAGTAAAACAAGCCTTAACTGGATTTATTAGTGCTGTAGATAAAAAAGCATTATATAAAGGAACTGCCGCATTAGGTAAGGAACTTTTAGACGAAGGTAAAGACATACTTTTGACTGCTTTGACAAATATAGGACAAACACCTTTAAATGGTTTAGGTTTACATCTATATAAAGGAAGTAAAGAGTTTGGAGGAGTTGATGTTAGAGACTACATAAAAAGAACTTATACAAATGAGTATAATAGTAAAGCTGGAAAACGAATAATACAATCAGGTCATTCCAATGCACTTTCAGCAGGTATTAAAAAAAGTAAAAAGTTACCCTTATCTGAAAGCGATTCCGATAAAGCTAAATATGGTAGAATAAACTATACAAGTGAAATAGGTAATTCTGTTAATACTGCAGATCCAATTAATGCTCTCAAAATTAGCAGAGGAGAATCAATACCTTCTGTTTTTGATGACCAAATGGATTTAATTCCTTTCGGATTTTCAGTATATGACCAAGAAACTCCTATTAATATTAGATTTAGAGCTTTCTTAGATAGCTTTTCAGATACCTTTACAGGTAATTGGAATAGTACAAGGTACTTAGGTAATCCTCAACAATTTAGAACATACGACGGATTTGATCGTCAACTTTCTATGGGATTCAAAATAGCTGCATTAACTAGAGAAGAGCTAATACCTATTTACAGGAAACTTAATGTACTTGTATCTACTACAGCTCCTAATTATGACATCGATGGGTTATTTATGAGAGGTACTTGGTGTAAGATAACTGTTGGGGACTACCTAAAACAGACTCCTTGTACTATATCATCTGTCGGTCTGAGTTGGCAGCAAGATTATCCTTGGGAGATAAAACAAGATAAAGACGAGGATGATGTTATGATAGTACCTCACGTATTAGATGTTAATCTATCTGCTGTATTAGAACATGACTTTATCCCTCAAGCCGGTGTAATACCGTTTATAGGTGATCATACAAATAAAGACTTTATTAACTCAGAAGATGGGCAACCAGAAAGCGGCTTTTAATTAATCTCTAATGAACAGATACACGACAATAGAACAATCTAAGACATCTGAAGGTACGAGATATATACAAAACTCTATTTACCCAGATATACCTGAAACTGTAGATGATATTTACGTTATTACTACTGTCGGAGATCGATATGATATATTAGCAAAACAATTTTATAGAGATGCATCACTATGGTGGATAATAGCTTCTGCTAATCCTATAAATACATCAGATTCTTTAGTACCAACACCAGGAGAACAGTTAAGAATACCAGCAAATCCAAATGAGATTATATCAAAATATGAGCAGCTAAATAAAAAAAGATAAGTTATGTCAGATAGTGTTTTTAATAAAACCCCTATAACAGGATTAACACCGGTTGACGGAACTGTTAGAGACCAGTTAAAAGTCAGAGGTGAACTACACGGTAAAACTTTTGAGGACCCAGATTTTACTCAACATTACATCCATACCAATTACGCTTTCATAAAAGTATCATCCGGTATAGATATAACTAAAAAATCCGATGCTGCAAAACAATACCAACTTTTAGGTGGAACTTTAGTCAGAACAAAAGGAGCAGACGATAAATTATCAGCAGGAAAAGCCCGTAAAGGTATTAACTTCAAAGGAGAAGACTTTGAAACTTCAGACAATGCATACACATTTCAAAAAGAGGGAATAGTACCTCAACCCGGTATTACTTCCTTTGATATTCAAACTCAAGGAGCAGAAGGTTTATTAAGAATGGTTGATTTAAATATTAAATGTTTCTCTGTGGAACATTTTAGTGTATTAGAAAAACTATATATGAGACCAGGGTTCAAACTTCTTTTTGAATGGGGACATTCAGTTTATGTTGACAATAGCGGGGGTAAAGTATATACCCCAAAAACTATTTCAGATGATATTGTATTCGGTAAAGAAAAACCAATAGCTAAAATAAAAGAAGCAGGAGGACAGTTAATATATGACTCTCAACATAACTACGATTATATGATTGGGACTATAATGAACTATGAATGGGGGTATGACAATGGAGAGTACAATATAACTGTTCAAGCATTGGGAATGGGAGGATTATCAGAAACCCAAGCTCGTATGTTTAAAGTAGGTACAGATAAAGATACAAATCCTGACGGCGAAGCAGATAAAGGACTAGAATTTGATAATGCAGATAAATTAGAAGGTTCTTTTACTACCATATTAAAAACTATTACAGAAACAGCTGGTAGAGGAAGACAGTCAGAAGACAAACTAATCCCTATAAAAGCAGACCAAGAAAGAATAGATAAAGGTTTAAAGAAAAGAAAAGTCAAAAAATTTGTTGATGATATATGCTCACAGATTGGAGATGGATTTAAATTAGAAGTATATAAATTAGATTTCAAGCAATCTGAAAATTTAAAATTTACTTATATTCCTTTTAGATTTATTTTTGGATGTATGAATTATTTTTTCTTACCAAAGTACGAAGGAGAGAAAGATCCAGAAGGAAAGTTTTGTGTAAAAAGCGAAAGAAACCTATACGTAACATATGATGATCACTACAGCGTAGATCCTCATGTATGTTTACTACCAGGACAGAGCGCTTCTACTCCTATAGAAACTGCTGCACTGAGTGGATTTAGAGATACATCAGCTTTTAAAGGGGACTTACTAGATGTATGGATTAATACAGAATACGTATACAACGTAGCAAAAGATATACAAAAAGATCCTGATGCTGCACCCACAATCGCTACTTTTTTAGATGTATTATTACTTGGTCTTCGAACTGCAATGGGAGGTGTAAATGATTTTACTCTATATAACGATTTTTATTTAGATAAAGAATTAGGACCTACGTCAGTAAGAGACAGACAATTACCAATAGATTCTTCTATAAAAGATCAAGAAACAATATTACAAGCTTTAGGAAAAAAGTCTTATGTTCAGTCATTTAGTTTTAACACAAGTATCGATCAAGCTACTTTAAACGCAATGACTACTCAAGCTGTTCTTTCCGGAACAGATGCTGCTGAAAGCTTACATAGAGGAGTCTCAGCGTACAATAAAGGTATAACAGATAGATTCGGAGAAGATAAACCGCTAGAAACAATAAGTGGACAAACTTCAGATGCACCAGCACAAAAGAAATCTGTTGAAGAACAGTATGATCAATTATTCAGCAAAAAATCCTATATAAGGGATACGGTTGAAAAAATAAAATACGCAGCCTCTGATGACCAACAGATTAAAATATCAGAGAAACTACATAGCGAAGAGAAACACACCGGCTTCGCAATACCCGGTAATATCAGTTTAGTAATGAAAGGAATTGGAGGAGTAAAAATGCTTCAATTTTTTAAATTACCATATGATAATTTACCTGATTCATATAAAGACGCAGAAGTAGTTTTTATGGTAACAAATATAAGCCACTCTATAGACGGAGGATCATGGATAACTAGCTTAGAAGCACAAGTACAGATAATATAATGTTTTTACCAAAATCAAAATATAAAGGACCATTTACAGCAACAGGAGGAGATGAAGAACTTTTGGTCAAGTCTACTCTAAAGCCGTATAGAGGGGAATATATAATTACGTACAAGAATCAATACTTCAACGGTGCAACACCTCAAGAGGCTAAGTATGAGTTAATTCTTAAAAAAGTTCATTTAGAAAAAGAAGAGAATAAAAATAAACATATAGGACCGTTACAAGCATTTATTGAACCTAAAGAAGCAGATTATAAGAATAAATTTTTTACTCGACATTTTGCTAAAGATTTAAGGTCTGAAAGGATTATGGAAATCACTTCAGAAGAAGTTAACAGACTTAAAAAAATACCAGGAAGTATTACAGTATCTTTAGAATGGTACTTAGAAGGTCCCTCAGAAAATACAGAATATAGAGGGTATATGTACCTTGGTGCTAAACATAGAAATGCTAAATCAGTAGCAGCAGCTACCAATACTATTAAAGGTTTAGATAAGTATATCAAAGATTTAGGTAAATTCGTTAAGTAAAAGTTGTCTCTTACCTTTTAAATGCTTATATTTAAGTATAATTAAAGGTTATACACAAGTGTTTTATATAGTAGAAGAAGAGAGTAAATTACAGTCAATAGAGAATCTAGTTAGATTAGGTTGCTACGTAAATGTAGTATCAACTAATGACTTATACCATCCAAAGCTTACTTCATCAATAGCAGTCTACATAAGATTACTGAAATCCGATTACGGATACATCATTCCTATAGATCACCCAGAAGGATTAAACGTAGATAAAGAACGGGTCTACCAACTTCTTCTGAAAGCAAACACACTGTATACATTAAATAAGAAAGAGCTGCTCTATCACTTTAATCTACAGGAAGCTATAGATATTTCATTGCTTTATGCTATGACAAAATACGATAAGTTAGAGTACACTAAAGAGAATAGCTCACTAAACTACTTTTATAATAAATTTCAGAAACATAAAGAGGTAAATAAGTTAATTCCTATTTCTAAGCTTTACGAAGCTAATGAAAATATATATAAGCAAATTAAACCAGTATTGAATATTGCAATACCTAATGGCTTTGATTTTTATAATAAAACTGCTACTAATGTTTTCTATTTACTAGAGCACGGAGGTTTAGGAGTATATTATGATGAGTTTAATAAAATATTTACCCCTAGAAACCCACTATACAACACAGATAATAACACAGTACTAACTTCATACAATTTATACAATGCTACTTCTAGACCTACTAATGCTTTTAATTCTGTTAATTTTGCTGCTATACCTAAGACTCCCGAGCATAGAAAGACCTTTCGACCGACCGGTGATTACTTTGTTGAGTTTGATTTTGACGGTTATCATTTGCGCTTACTTTGTGAGCAAATTGGGTATAAACTTACCGAAGCATCAGCTCATAAGCAACTAGCTACCCAATACTTTAATAAAGAACATATAACAGAAGAAGAATATGACCAAGCTAAACAAATTAACTTTCACGCAATTTATGGAAAGATACCAGAAAAGTATGCTTTCCTTGAAATCTTTACAAGAATTGATGATTATATCAAAGAGTTATGGAAACGATACAAAGATGACGGAGAAGTCCTGGCACCAATTAGTGGAAAGCCTTTCACAAGCTCGCTTAAGGGAATGAACCCACAGAAGTTAATGAATTATGTTATGCAATCATTAGAAACTTCTAGAAATATTAATATACTTAAAGCAGTCTTTAAATACCTACAGGGTAAAAAATCTAAAGCTGTACTTTATACCTACGATTCAATTCTTTTCGACTTTTCTAAGGAAGACGGAAAGGACCTATTAAACGACTTAGAACAAATACTATCTGAAAACGGGAAATACCCAGTAAAATTCAAGTTCTCAAAGAATCTGGTTTTATGATACTAACTTATATTTATATAAAATGACAAATGTTACAGAGGAGCGTCAATTCGACTACGATATTGACGAAATTAGTTTAAACGAAGATATGAGCAACAAATTATTTTGTACTTTTTCTACAGAAGGAGAATTAGAGAGCACATTAAAAGAAATACAGGAAAGGTATAAAATCATCTATAACAAGATCTTTGTCCTATATTCAAAAAGCCAGGATGAGTACATATGTACCTATAACGTCGACTACGGCAATGTGTCTACATTTCTAGAGAATACAATACTAGTACATAGAAAGAAAGAATCAAACACACTTTACACAATCAATGCACTGAATACTCTAGTTAAGGAGTTAAATGACGGAGTATTAGATAAAAGTTTTAGAGTTAACTGGACGGATTACAGAAATTGCATACTGTTAACCAAAGGTCCAGAATTAAAAAGAGTAAATACCAAACTTTTTCGTATAATAGAGTTGGAGAACTAAAAATAAGTTCTTATATTGGTATATATAGAGTTATAAATTTAATAAATTAGTTATATGGACATCAATGCAATCAAGGCTAAACTATCTGCCTTAAACAACAACGGTCAGGAAAGAGAAAAAACTGACTATTCAAAAATCTTTTGGAAACCTGAACAAGGTAAACAGACTGTACGTATTGTACCGTCTCATTTCGATCCTACTTTTCCATTTAAGGAATTAAAATTCCACTATGGTATTGGTAAGTATCCTATGGTAGCTTTATCTAACTTCGGTAAACAAGATCCAATTGAAGAGTTCGTAAAAGAACTTAGAAAAACAAATGATAAAGACAATTGGTCATTATCTGGTAAAATTAACCCTAAGACTAGAGTATTCGCTCCTGTAATTGTAAGAGGAGAAGAAGACAAAGGAGTTAGACTATGGGGCTTCGGAGTTACTATCTATAAAGCGTTACTTGCTTTAGCCGAAGATGAAGACGTAGGAGATTTTACAGACGTTATTAACGGATGGGATATGGTAGTTGAACAACAACCTGGAAATCCTTACCCTACTACTTCAGTAAGAATTAAACCTAAACAAACACCGTTATCTAATGATAATGTACAAGTAGATACGTGGTTGAAAGAACAACCTAATCCGGTCGAAGTACATACTCAGTATGATTACGACTTTATTAAGAAACAACTACAAAACTACTTAAACCCAGGTTCAGTAGAGGAGAATGCTCCAGCTGCAGGATCTGAAACACCGCCAGAAAGCTCTAGTCCTCAAAAGACTGACTTTACTTTAGAAACAGCTACTGCTGGCAATAAAGATACAGTTAGTAAATTTGACGACCTATTTAACGAGTAATATTTATGGCAAAGAAAAAAGCAGTACAAGAAGCCGCATCTGCGGCAGTCAAGAAAGGGTTTAACTTAGGAAACTTTAAGAAAAAGAAAGGATTCTCAAATGCTTCTGTTAAATTCAAGGAACAGGGATGGATTCCACTGTCGAAAGCGTTCCAAGACATAACATCTCTACCCGGTATTCCAACCGGACATATAACTCTACTAAGAGGACACAGTGATACGGGCAAAACAACTGCCCTATTAGAAGCTGCAGTTAATGCCCAGAAAAAGGGCATACTGCCTGTGTTTATTATATCAGAGATGAAATGGTCATGGGATCACGCTAAAGAGATGGGATTACAGATTGAAGAAATCAAAGACGCTAATGGTACAGTAGTAGATTATGAAGGTCACTTTTTATATGCTGACAGAGGTTCATTAAATACTATTGAAGAAGTAGCAGTTTATATGGCTGACCTAATGGACGAACAAGCGAAAGGTAACCTACCTTATGATATGTGCTTCTTCTGGGATTCTATCGGCTCTATACCTTGTGATTTATCAGTTCGTTCTAATAAGAATAATAACGAATGGAATGCAGGGGCTATGTCTACTCAATTTGGTAATAATCTTAATCAAAAGATACTATTATCTAGAAAAGAGAACTCACCTTATACTAACACGTTAGTTGCTATTAATAAGGTATGGACTATGAAACCAGAACACCCTATGGGTCAACCTAAATTACAGAATAAAGGAGGAATGTCAATGTGGTATGATGCTACATTAGTTGTTACTTTTGGTAATATTACTAACCCGGGTACTTCTAAGATTAAAGCTGTAAAGAACGGACTTCAAGTAGAATTCGCTAAAAGAACTAATATTCAGATAGAGAAGAACCATATTGGAGGAGTGCAGTCTAGAGGTAGAGTTGTAATGACATCGCATGGATTTATCGAAGACGATAAAAAAGCTATTGATAAGTATAGAGATGCTCATAAAGAACACTGGTTAAAACTAGTCGGTTCCGTAGACTTTGACCTGATCGAGGAAGGAGATTTAGAAGAAACACCAATCTCTCCTAACTTACTCGATTAATGGCATACGAAAATATACTCAACAATTTAAAAGAGACCCCACCCCGAGCGTTGAATGACCATATCCTGGTCATAGATGCTATGAATATGCTTATTCGTAGTTTCTCATTGCTCAAAGCGATGAACCCATCAGGTCACCATGTAGGTGGCTTGGTAGGGTTTCTTCGTTCTTTAGGCTACGTAACTAGGATATTCGATCCTACTAGAGTTATGATAGTATGGGACGGTAAAGGAGGTTCAGCTAATAGAAAAAATATAGATCCTAATTATAAAGCTCAGAGGGCAACATCTAGAATTACTCACTGGGGACTTTACGATAGTAAGGCTGAAGAAATGGAAGCTTTAATAGGGCAACTTTATAGGACTCAAGATTATCTAGAATGCTTACCAGTACAGCAATTGCAGATGGAGAAGTTAGAAGCGGATGATATTATAGCATACATTGCAAAGAGAGCATCTATGAGTGATGTTAAGAAATGTACTATTATTTCTTCTGATAAAGACTTCTTACAACTAGTAGACGATACAATCGAAGTGTATGCACCGGTTAAAAAGAAAACCTTTACAGAGAGTAATATATTCGATGAACTTAAGGTATTACCAGAGAATTACAACGTAGTTAAAGCATTACTAGGAGACAATTCAGATAATTTAGCAGGAGTTAAAGGATTAGGTATAAAAACTATTATATCTGAATTTCCAGACCTGGTAAATAAGCCCGGAACTACTTTGGAGTACGTATATAATGTATGCGCTGCTAAATTAGAAGAGAAAAAGTTTAAAAAGATATTTCCTAAAATCATCACTGAGTGGGATAGAGTCGAAACAAACTATAAACTAATGGATCTAAATGTATCTGACTTAGACGAGAAAGAAAAATCATTCGTAGTAGATACTATTAAGAGCCCTGTACCTGACTTGCAGACTGGAGCATTTCTTAGACTATTAGAAAAGGATAAAATTGAAGGTATTACTAAAAATACAGAAGGTTGGTTAGAGAATTTTAGAGGGTTAACAGTTAGGTCATGAAGAAAGCAATAATAGTCAGCGGATATTTCAATCCCTTACATAAAGGACACTTAGAGTTATTTGATAAAGCTAAAGAAGCTGGTGACGCTTTAATAGTTATCGTTAATAATGATAAACAGAGGGAAATAAAAGGTTCATCGTTTTTTATGGATGAAGCAGAAAGAGTACAGATCATAAGAGCTCTTACAGTAGTAGATATGGCTTGGATTTCAGTGGACGAAGACAGTACTCAAAACGATACCTTAAAACTTATGTTCAGCAAGTTTCACGAAACGTATAAACTAGCATTTGCAAACGGAGGAGATCAAAATAATAGTACTATTCCAGAAAGAAAAATCTGTGAACAGTACGGTATAGAATTAATTGACGGATTAGGTGATAAAATTCAATCTAGTAGTTGGTTATTAAACAAATAAATCATATATTAATTAAACAAACAAGGTTATAGATGACATTAAAGAGCTTACAACAATACGGGAAGGGGTTCCAATTAAAAGTACTTGGATCATTACTTACAGACAAAAGTTTTCTACTTAACGTTAGAGACGTACTTCACGATTTTTATTTTGATGCAGATTCCCATAAATGGATAATTAACGAAATTGTTAAATATTTCGATAAGTATCATACTAACATTACAATGGATGTACTTAAAGTAGAACTTCAGAAATTAGAAAACGAAGTACTTCAAGTAGCTCTTAAAGAAGAATTAAGAAACTCATACGAGGCTTCTCAAGATGATTTAGAGTATGTACAAGAAGAGTTTCAAACGTTCTGTAAGAATCAAGAAATGAAATCTGCAATACTTAACTCAGCCGACTTGCTTAAAGAACATGATTTTGATGGTATCAGAAACATGATTGAGAAAGCTATGAAAGCTGGTATGGATAAAAATATCGGACATGAATACAATAAAGACGTTGAAACTCGTTACAGAACTGACTATCGTCCTACTATTCCTAGTCCTTGGCCTATCCTTAATGATGGACTACAGGGAGGATTTGGACCTGGTGACTTGGCTATTATATTTGGTAATCCGGGAGGTGGTAAGTCTTGGACTTGTGTTGCTATGGCTGCTCATGCTGTTAAGATGGGCTATAAAGTCAACTATTATACTTTGGAACTCGGAGAAGATTACGTCGGTAAGAGATTTGACTGTTATTTTACAGGGCACTCTATTGATGAAGTTAATAACCACCGTAAAGAAGTTCAGACACACGTTGACGGCCTTAAAGGAGCGTTAATTGTTAAAGAGTATGCACCGAAATCAGCTTCAGTAGGTAGTATAAGATCACATATACAGAAGTGTGCTGATATGGATCATAAACCAGACCTAGTCATAATTGATTATGTTGATTACTTAAGAGCACCTTCTAGAGGTTCTAAGTTTGCTGAACGTAAAGATGAAATAGACGACGTATTTATTGCTACTAAAGGATTAGCTAAAGAATTAAAGATACCAATCATTACACCTTCACAGGTAAACAGAATGGGAGCTAAAGATTCAGTAATCGAAGGTGATAAAGCAGCTGGTTCGTATGATAAGATGATGGTAGCAGATATTTGTTTATCTTTATCTAGGCAAAAAGAAGATAAGGTACTCGGTACCGGGAGAGTCCATGTTATGAAAAACAGATACGGTCAAGACGGAATGACCTATAATGTTAAAATGGATACGAATAATGGTCATATAGAGTTTGAAGGTAAAGTAGATCCTTCAGATTTAATTGAACCAGGAGGAGATAGTAACTTCACAGTTGATAGAGCTACTGTAAATAAAATTTTTGATAAAATTTAACTAATTTGGTGATGAATAGTAAATATATATTCTATTTATTACCATGCCCGAAAGACATAGTCCGCCGGGTGTTTTTGTCTAACAATACCAATAATATATAAAGATATATGAGTTTACTAGAAGAAAGAGTTGTGTACAAGCCTTTTGAATACCCTAAAGCATACGATTACTGGTTAAAGCAACAACAAGCACACTGGCTTCATACTGAAGTACCAATGTCGCAAGATGTTACTGACTGGAAATCTAACCTAAAAGCACATGAAAAAAATGTTGTAGGTGGGATACTTAAAGGATTTGCACAAACTGAGACTGTTGTTAATGACTATTGGTCAACACTAGTCACTAAATGGTTTAGAAAACCGGAGATTATCATGATGGGAACGACTCTTGGGTCTAGTGAAACTATCCATGCAGAAGCTTACTCACTATTAAATGAACAACTAGGTTTAGATAACTTTGCTGAGTTTATGGAGGATGAAGCTACAATGGCTAAGATTGAAAACCTTATGAATGTCAGAGATGGTCATAATGGAGAACCTAATTGGCACGATAGAGCTAAGTCTCTTGCAATTTTTTCCGCGTTTACGGAAGGTGTTAACTTATTTAGTTCCTTCGCAGTTCTTTTGTCGTTTAAGATGAGAAACAAACTTAAAGGAGTAGGGCAGATCGTTGAATGGTCTGTACGAGATGAGTCTCTACACTCTGAAGCAGGATGTTGGTTATTCAGGACATTAATGAAGGAACATCCTGAGTTTAAAACTGATGCTTTAATACAGGATATTGAAGAAGCAGCAAAAAATGCTTTACAATTAGAGTTTGATTTTATTGATAAGATATTCGTAATGGGTGATTTAGAGAACCTAACTAAAAACGAATTAAAAAACTTTATTAAGCATAGAGTAAATACTAAGATGGCAGATTTAGGTCTTTCACCTATAGTAGCATCAGAAGATATAGATAAAGGAGCATTGAAGACTATGAAATGGTTTGACGCAGTTATTGCAGGTAAACAACAAACAGATTTCTTTGCAAGTAGAGTTACAAATTATAGTAAAGGACATTTAGACTGGTCAGCAGCATTTTAATATATAAGTTATGAGCATAATAGTAGATACCAGCAATTGGGAAGCTGGAAAAGATTACCCAGAATGGATGAATGATGTTTCACTTGCAACTATCTCAAAAGGATATATGCTCCCGGGTGAAACACCAAAAAAAGCATATAGAAGAGTCGCTTCTACAATAGCTAAAAGATTAGACCGTCCGGATCTAGAGAATAAATTCTTTAGGTACATTTGGAAAGGATGGTTGAACTTAGCCTCTCCTGTACTTTCAAACACAGGAACTGACAGAGGATTACCAATCTCATGTTTCGGAATCGATACCCCCGACAGTATACGAGGAATTGGGTTAACCAATGCTGAACTCATGAGATTGACCTCTTTAGGTGGAGGAGTAGGAATCGGGCTTTCTAAGATAAGAGGAAGAGAAGAGAAAATAGGAGACGGTTCTATGGGAAGCTCTGAAGGAGTTGTGCCATGGGCTAAGATTTATGACTCAACTATTATTGCTACTAATCAAGGAGCAGTAAGAAGAGGAGCAGCCTCTGTTAATCTCGATATTAATCACCCAGATATAGAAGAATACCTGGAGATACGTAGACCTAAAGGAGACCCAAATAGACAGTGTCTAAACCTACATCAATGCGTTGTAGTGGATGATAACTTTATGCAAAAACTAGAGCATAGAGACGCTGATGCAATGGGATTATGGGTTAAAATACTAAAGTCTAGAGTGGAGACTGGAGAGCCTTATATCATGTATAAGGATACAGTTAATAATGCTAATCCACCTGCATATAAAAAGAACAACCTGGATGTTAGTATGACTAATATCTGTTCTGAGATTACTTTACATACAGACGAAGAACATAGTTTTATTTGCTGTCTTTCTTCTGTTAATTTAAGTAAATGGCACGAATGGAAAAATAGCGATTTAATTGAAACTTCAATTTATTTTCTAGACGGAGTATTAGAAGAGTTCTTAGCTAAAACTTCTGGTAGAGATTCTTTAATTAGAGCTCATAGATCTGCTAAAAAAGGTAGAGCAATTGGATTAGGAGTTTTAGGATGGCATACACTACTACAAAACGAAAAGATTCCATTCACTTCTATTGCAGCAACATCACTTACTCACCAAATATTTTCGGATATTAGAACTAAAGCTGAAGCAGCTTCAAGACAATTAGCTATAGAGTATGGAGAACCAGTTTGGTGTAAAGGAACAGGAATGAGAAACACTCACGTAATGGCTATTGCTCCAACAGTATCAAATAGTACAATAGCTGGAGGAGTATCTGCCGGCATTGAACCTGTACCAGCTAACGTATATACATTTAACTCTGCTAAAGGCACATTTATCAGAAAAAACCCTGCTTTAGAAACGTACCTTGCAGATAAAGGAGCTAATACTGAAGAAGTATGGGATCAGATCATGAAAGATAGAGGAAGCATCGCTAATCTACCTGAAGATGTTATGCCAGCGGACGATAAACCAATATTTTTAACATTTGCAGAAATTAACCAATTAGCTTTGGTTGAACAAGCAGGTGCTAGACAGAAATATATTGATCAAACACAATCACTAAATTTAGCTTTTGATCCTACAGATTCACCTAAATTTATTAATGAAGTCCATCAAGCAGCATGGAGATTTGGAGTAAAAACACTATATTATTTAAGAACAGATTCTGTGATTAATGGAGATATAGGTTCTAGAACATCTTTAGATTGCTTAAGTTGTGATGGCTAACTATTTATAAGTAATGAAAACAGTTAAACTTCAAAATACGGTCAATTCTGCAGATATGCATGAATTAGAAATATACCACACTGCTATTACCGCTAGTAACTTACTTACTAGTAGTGTTTCATCAAGTGGTATATTTACTGGAGTAGATTTATTTAAGGGACTACAATTTCAAGTAGAAGATGATATTAATCAGTTTTTTATCAAAAACCTTACCTTATGTACAAATATAGGTTCAGGATCTCTAGGGGAAGCTACTAGTAATGTACGATTCTACGATGTATATCCTGGAGATTATAGTACCGTTAATGTGTTAGGAACAATTGAAAGAACTTCTGCAATACCTACTACTAACTGACAGAACTTTGCTCTTCATCCGACACTGACCCTTACGGCAACTGTGAATTATCCTTACGAATTCTCCGCTTGGTACTCAAATGCCGCTTTTACAGGATCTGCTTTATCTAATAATAATCCTGTTACTATTTCTATCAATGATTTTGATGATACCACCACTTGGTATGTACAGACTCAACTGGGAGATAATTACTACTAAAGTTGGTTTTACGAAAGGATTTTCGTATCTTATAATAAAACAAATAGTTATATGTCAAAAAACAGCGCAAAGCAAAGAATTACACAATTAAAAGAATGGTTAGTAACCTTTAAGAAAGGTGCTCCTGTACAAGAAGGTAAACGTACTTCTAAATTTTCTAAAGCAGATCATTACAAAAAGAAAAATAGATATGGCAAAAAAAGCAATTAAGTTTAGTGCTTCATGGTGCGGACCATGTAGATCTTACGCTCCGGTATGGAACAAGGTCAAAGAAGAAATCACAGACGGAGTAGAATACATTGAAGTAGATATTGATAGTGATACAAAAGGCTTAGCAGCTGAGTATCAAGTTAGATCTGTACCTACTACAGTCATTATTCAAGAAAACGGAGATACATCGAAACATGTAGGACTTCAGACTTCACAAAACCTTAAAGAATTAATTTTATTTTAATATGTTACGAAAACCAGATTCAATACCCTCTACAGATACGATCGTAAAAGATCCTGTTATGGAACCATTTTTCATCTCTAAATCTGCTAGTGGTGGATTTACAGTTTATGAAAGAGTTATTAAAGGAGACAACGATACTCCTTACATTAAGACAGTCTCTTACCCAGGTAATTTTGGAGCAGCACTGAAAACAGTTGCAAGAGAATTACTTAATGGAGACCCTAATAAAAAAGTATATTCATTAAAAGAATATGCAGACCGTTGGAAGACAATAGGAAATTCCTTATCTTCTATATTAGAATAACGTTCGCCTATACGTTTTTAATACCTGGCAATTTTTAAATATAATTAAGATGGCAAAAAATGTTGTTGTAAGTCTAAGCGGAGGGATGGACTCCTCTACATTATTACTCAGATGTTTAAAAGAGTACGATCAAGTAACTGCTATATCTTTTGATTACGGTCAGAAGCATAGAGTTGAGCTAGAAAGAGCACAATCATTAGTAAATTATATTAATGAGACTTGCCCTTCTGATAACGAATGTTTCGGAGGTTGCAAGATTAACTATCAAGTTATTAAACTAGACGGTTTAGTTAACTTACTAAATTCAGCACTAACTGAAGGAGGAGAAGATGTACCGGAAGGTCATTATGAAGAAGATAACATGAAAGCTACAGTAGTACCTAATAGGAACAAGATATTTGCTTCTTTAGTACAAGCAGTAGCATTATCAGCAGCTACATCTAATGGTAACGATACAGATATCGCATTAGGAATTCATGCTGGTGATCATGCAATCTATCCTGACTGTAGACAAGAGTTTAGAGATGCTGACGATAATGCCTTTAGATTAGGTAATTGGGAAGCTGAGAAAGTAGGGTATTTTACTCCTTA